AACTATATGAGCCACTAGCAACTTGAGTAGCGGCAACCCTACTTTTTTGCCAATCAGTGGCATACGAACCCCTTACATTGCCACCAGTAGCTGTGGAATCTGTTTGTTGAGCCTGTAGCGCACCAGTACCTTTTGGTTGTAGGACTAGGGGGATGTTTGTGTCTGCGCCAGCAGCCCTTACAAGCACTGCGTTACCAGAGGAAGACGCTCCAAACTCTATGTAGTTAACTGGGCTTGCTTGGTTTGCAAAAAATTGACCAAAAATATTTGCCCCGTTATAGCCGCGAAATTGATGACTTCCAAATCCCTTTGAGTAATACAACATACCCGTGTTGGTATCACTACCTTGAGCAGATATAACAGGCGTACCACTAGTAGCCGCCCCCGTTACTTGTACATAGTTAACAGCAGACGATGTATTTGCTACGCGAAACTGTTGTGAACCAGAGCGCGTTGCTACAGTGCCAGCAGTGTAGAAATCAATTTGCGTTGCGGCATTAAGTTCGCCATAGTAACCACCGATATACACGGTGTTTGCGCTACTTGTGTTTTCGCTACCAATTAAAGTTGTGCCAACTTCCGTTGTTGTGTATTGACGAGAAGCAAGTACAAAATATTTGTTTGATAAATTTGTGGTTAAAGTTGAACCAAGAATAGTTGGAATGCTACTCTTTACCAATACAGCGTCAATGCTGTTGGTGTTCAATACAACACCGCTAGTACCTTTTGCGTTCAGGTTTAAGTTGATGTTTGCGTCTGAACCTTGTGCACTTATTGTTGGCGAACCCCCAGTAGCCGCACCCGTCACCTGAACGTAATTGACTGCTGATGCGGTGTGGGAAACTACAAGTTGTTGTTGAGCAAAGGTGTTGGTTTGAAAAGATAAATTTGCAGAGCCTTTGCTGGACAAACTTAACTGTATGTTTGCGCTTGAGCCTTGTGTGTAAATTGCTGGAGCACCAGCAGAACCAACCGCTGTTAAAAAGTTGGCAGAGCCTGTACCAAGGTTTGTTGTCCCCGTAGCAGTCAGCGTAGTAAACGTACTAGCCGCAGGGGTTGTTGCTCCAACTGTTGTGCCGTTGATTGTGCCGCCTGTGATGGCTACTGCGTTAGCGTTCTGCTCGGCCATTGTTCCCACGCCAGCTAGTGTGTGGTCTGCATTCCAAGCCGCAGCGCCGGTTGAGCTGAACGTGCTATCGGCTGGTGTGGTGTGGGTAACAACAACTGTCATGCTAAGAACCGGAGTTTGTAGAGCGTGGTCAAATACAGCTCAATGATGTTGTCAATAAGCTGTTGCAATGTCGAGTCAGACTTCTCGCACACATCATATCTTGCCTCTTCTATGTCAGCAAGCTGACCCTGCAAAAACTCAATAATGTTGTTTGTCTTCTTGCCAGACTGTAAAGTGATTGGCCCCATCAAACCATGCCGGCCTTGATAGGCTTCAGCAAATGCGTCAGCCAAGTCAATAATCTCATCATAGAACGTGCCAAGCGCCATGTGCTTGCTGAAACTGCGAGTGTTCAGATGCACTGAATGAGCTACATCTCTTGCCAAAAACAACTGGCCTACAAAATCCGCTGCTTTCATTGTGGTATTCCTTGCTCAGGCTCACGCATTTCAGGCATCATCAAGTTCTGTGACTCCATGGCCGCAGCCACCACGCCCATGGCAATGTCTTGGATCTGCTCCTCGCTCATGCCGGCCTGCACTGCTGAAATACGCTGAGTCTCTGCGCTGTAGGCTTTGATCTCAGCCTCAAACGTCTTAATGTCCAAGTCGCGCGCTTCCATGGACTGCTGCACGTTTTGAAGCATCTGATACATGTTTTCCATCTCTTGACCCATGGCCTGCATCTGCATCTCAGCAGCTTGCAACTCAGGCGACTTATCGCCGTCTTCCATGAGCTTAGGATCAATGGTCTTGGCAAAACGTTTGCTCATTTCCTGAGCGCCTGGCCAGTCCATGTTCTTCACAAACAAGTCGCCAGCCACTTGCCACAGCTGTGGGTTGCCTTGCAGCAACTGAGCCATGGCTTCCAAGGCTTCCTGACGTTTAGTCGCGTAGCCTGGGCCAGTCGTGGCCACCACGTCGTACTTGCCAACACCTGGGTTGTAGATCTTCTCGATCACCACGTCAGGATTGTTCATGTCGCGGATTTCTTTGACCGGTTCCTCTTGCTCAGGATTGATCTTGACCATCTTTGTCTCGCCGTCTTCACCAATGATGCGGGCAATACGCTGAGTGTCGTAAATCTTAGGGATTAAATCAACAAGTTGACGTGCAACGTGACGAACAGCACGGGTCAGGTTGTCACCGTAGTGGTATGTACCTACGTCGCCCTCACGCTGGCGAGCCAAAATGGCTTTGCCTGAGCGTTCGTTGGAACCCATGCCCAAAGAAGCGTTGTACTGACCCGTTGTGGACTTAATGTCCTCAGATGCGCCAGCTTTGGCTTGTAATAGACCGCTAGAAGCCATTGGCGGCTGCGCACGCTGGGGTAGTGGCAACACGGCGCCTTGGCCGTCTGTAACGTCTGGATTGACCTCTAAATAAGGCCAATTGTTTGTGTTAGCCGTCTTCCACTTGTCTTCGTAGCCCTCAAACTGGCCACCGTAGCCAATGAACGGTGCTTTAGGCGCCAAAGCAAGCATTTCAGCCTCTTGTGACACCCAATAGTTGTACATGCGCTGGGCATCTTTGGCGTTACGCACAAGGCCGCTGACGTAGAGGCGTCCATCAACCTCAAACTCATTGCCAACCACGCGGATGACGGGGATCCATTTGCCGGCCCAGTCGTTTTGCTCAAGAATCTCATACCCGTTGATCTTGCAGTATTTGACCTTGGGGTTGACTGATTCGCGTGTGCGCTTGGGCTTGCCGTAGACTGCCTTCATTTGGTCGTCTTCAGCCGTACCGGCAAAGGCTGTCTGCCCGCCTGGGTACATGTTCAGCTTGGCTTTTTCGTAGTCAATGTAGTAATAACTGGCAATGCGTACAGTGTCCTCATTGAGCCAATTGCTGATCGACTGATCACCTACACCCAAAGACTGGAGCGTTGAGATAGGCGCAGCGTCTGGGTACTGACGCTCATACTCTGCTTTGGTCAAATCTTCGGTGATAAAGCAATACTTAGCATCTGCACCCGTTGGGTCTTGGATCAATGGATCCATGTACACCGAAAATGAGTTGCGAATGCGGCCAATCTTGATGTCTTGATCAAACGTGTTAGGTTCGCAATACTCAGTCATCAGCGTGATGTAACCCTCGCCGTAAGCCACTTGGTTTTCACACGCTGTGTCGTATGCTACGTCGGCGTCGCTGATGTATTCGATGTGGCGAATCATGCCGTTGAAGATCTCAGCCACTTGCACGTCAGCGTTGTCGTCCACTGGAATGACTTTAGCGCCTGGGCGGTTCTGACGCATGTCATTCGTCACCTGACGAACGTGTTGCGGCAGTTTGTTAATTGTGAGTGTCGGGCGTGCGTTGATCGTCTGACCCTGCACCGCACCGCGAGTGGCCAATACGTCAGCAGGCCACTGCCAGTGGTTGTCAGGTGAGCCTGCATAGAAGCGCAGATCGTCAATTTCGTCTTCCCGTGACTCAGCAAGAGCAGAAACAGCCATATCAAGCCTAGCGCGAGCAACGGTCAGTATGTCAGAGTCACTCTTTGGGGGTTTGCCACCAGCTGCTACGTTAGCAACGGCGACCATGCCTGTTGGATCTGCCATGTTACTTCTTCTTGGCCGTCTTAGCCGATTCTTTGAACGCCTTGGCGGTAGGGGCGCCCTTGTCGCCAGGCGAGCGCATCTTTTCTTTGGAGCCGGCGGCTATCCGAGCCTGTTTTGCGTTGATATTTGCGTAGAGTCCGGGCTTTTTCATTTACGATCCCATCCAAGAAGTAGTCACCACGCTTCGATCTGAATACATGCGGCGCTGCGTGGGTTCACGCGCCTCACGGTGGGCCACAGGGTATGCAAAAGTCACACAAATCGCGTCTGCCGCGTCTGGTGAGGCCAGCCCCCGTGCCTTCATGTCCTTTTTCGACTCCAAGAAGATTGTACCCTTAGAGTCGGGCTTCATCATAGGTGAAATTAGATCAGTTTTGAGAAATCTGTCAAGCGGAATTGATGCCGTTTTGAGCCAATCTTTCATTGACCCCCACATTTCAGCCCTTTTGTTGCCGTACATGATGGGATTCTTAGACTTATTACCAAAGTTAATGCCCTTGACCTTGTAGCGCTGCTCTTTGAGCCTGTCCACAATGCCTGCGCCCAAGCCCCCTTCGTCAATCACGACCAAGGTTGGCTTAAATTCCTCTATCACCTCAATAATATGCCCCACCACCGTCATGGTGTCGTCGCCCCTGTGCCTGTCAATCCGCACAATATCCCGCCCTTGCCGCACTGCAATGACTGTCGCATCAGCGCCGAACCTGGCAGGGTCGACACCGATCACTATCGGAGCGCTGGCGTCCTGATACTGCGGCCTCTTCATCGCCTCATCAACTAAGAACGCTCCAATGAACTGGTCATCCCCTTCAGACGGAAACTGACCGTACACCTCGACGTGCGCCTGCGCTGAGTCTGGGCCGTACTCGTCAATGATGCCCTGATACACCTGTTTGTCTGTGCCCTCTACCGTTCGGGCGTCGACTACCTTGGTATTCCAAAAACCTCGTTTGCTGTTGAACGTCTCGTAGAAGTACCCCGTGTTACGCCGTGGGTTAGAGAACGCCATCCAAAACCTGTTGGGCGTGTTCTCGGTAAAGAAGCCCGCCGTTACAGCCCAGATTGAGTCATCTATACCAGACGCCTCGTCAAACACGACCAGCACACCATCAAAGTTGTGCACACCTGCGTACGCATCTGGATTCTCCGCTGACCACAGCCGCCCCTCAACGCCCCAGTAACGTGTGCCCTTCCTGAGATCACGCTCGACTAATTCGGTGAGCCACTTAGCCGGCATCAGCCTGGTGGCGCTGACTTCAAACCAATGGCTGTTCAACGACATGGCCAACCACTTAGTTATCTCGGCCCAAGTGACTGAGCGTAGCTGTGATTCTGAGTTGGCCGATATGATGGTGGTTGAGCCAATCCTTGTGGACAGCATCCAGATGGTGATCCATGACACTAGGGCCGATTTACCAATACCACGGCCCGATGAAACTGCGCTTCTCAGCGTGTCAAAGTCTATCTTGCCCTGGTTCTGCTTAATATGATCGCCGATCTGCTGCAAGACCTCACGCTGCCACTTGCGCGGGCCTTTGAAATGCTCCAGTGGCGTGCCCTGCTGACCCCAAGGAAACGTAAACATTACAAACGCCAGTGGGTTGTCCTTGATCGCTGGCGCCCATAGGCGTGCCATTAACTCTTGTTCGTCTTCAGCGCTGTATATGGTCGATTGCATCTTGCTCCTTGGCCTGTACGTCAATCACATCTAGCCTCTTGGCCGCTTCGGCCAGCGCGCCAGTGATGGATATGCGCTGATCCACTTCGACAGATATGGCCTGCTTGGCCACCCAGCCGT